TATGGGGCATATATACCTAATGATGTTATTAGGTACATAAGAAAAAATCCTGCACAATTCTTTAAACGACTCTACCAAATGTATGGGGACAAAGCTTATGAATATTTAGATAAATCAAAAAATAAAGGGGAAAATTAAATTTCTCCTTTTTTTTTATAAAAATATTTTTTATTCTCAAAAAATATAATTACATTTGTACTATAAATAAATCAAGTACATAATGAAAAAAATATTTAAATTTTTTAAAAGATTGGTGATAAGACGTATTGTTAAATCAAGAAGTCAATTTGATTATCAAGACTCGGGACTATTAGGCGATGTACATATCTGCAAATCAATATGTCGTAAGTTAATAACTAGTGAGGGGTCTAAATTTTTAATTGCCCCCCTTTCATCACAAAGATATATTAAACATTCCGAATTAGGAATATTTATTATTCTTGATGATAAAAAAATTAGTGTAATCAATCACGAGTACTACTACAGTAATATTTTAATGTCTAACAGAGATTGGGAAAAATTAACTAAAATGTACGATACTAAAGTAGAACGTATTAGACAAGAACTTAAAAATGAAATGAAGTCTCAAATCAAATATTCTTTAAAAAGTATTTTAGATAGAGTGGATAGTTCCAAAAAAATAAAAACCCCTACTGTAGAGTAAGGGTTTCTTTATTTAAAACATATCTTCTAATTTATCTAAATGTTTTCTAACAATATCCAAATCACTTATATCAGTATAGGTCATTCCTTGTTTTTTTAACATTTTAACATGGTTATGTAATTGTGTCATCATTTGTCTAATCATTCCGGACATTGTTGGGTAATTTTCAATCATCTTATCTAAAAAATAAACTTGTTCAGGTAAGTTTAGAACATTACCAATTTTTTTAACCCATTCTTTTCCATATTTATCAGCATCCATTTCCATATCCCAATAAATTTTGTAAAACTCCTCAAAGTCTTCAATATCTCCCATGTAAGAATCTTTCAAATTAAATTCCGACATTTGTTGTTCATGTTTCAATTCGTGAAATAAAACATATACAAATGATGCAAAATTTGAGAATGACTCAGGTGAACATATAATAATCGCCTTACTTGTTCGAACTCCTTGAAATCCTGTGTTACAGGCATTCAATACTTTTATTGTATACCCCCTATCTTGAACATAATCTTTTATTTTACTAACGATTAAATCAAACGCTTTATATTTGTCTTCAGGAATGTCTTTTCTAAATTTATCAATAACCCTTTCATAATTTGAGGTAGTTTTTAGACCGTTTGGGATGATATCTTCTAAAATCGTATCTTTGGTTATCTCAAACCATTCCGTTACAATAGGGACTATCTTTTTCTTCCCACCGGGTGTTTGATTTAACACACCGCCTTCTTCATCATTGTCTTCAGGATGTTTTTTCACATATTTAGAAATTTTTCTAGACTCTTTTTCTATTTTTGCAATTTTATTCTTTGGTGTACTCATTTTACCATCATAACTATCAAACGCTAATTCTGCACTATCATACTTTGATGTTGGAACAATAAAGGGTTGTAATTGCTCTTTATTGAAAAGCCTAACACCAGGACTCATCGGAACTCTAAATGAACCCGAACCACCAGTACCTGTAGCTTCTTTAATTTGTTTTTTGTTATTTTTATCCATATACTTATAAATATACAAAATTTTAATTATGGAACAACAACAACAAGAACTATTCGGAAAATTATTTAATACTATCCCATTATATAATGAAGACCATTTAGACGTACTACTATCAACAATGGATAAAGAACAATCAATCTATATTCTAACTCAAGCCGTTAGTTTTGCATTTCACTCAGGCGTGTTTTCATTGGGGGAATCAGAAATTATTTCAAAATCAATAAGAACATTAAATAAAATTGAAAAAAATGTTGTGGGATAAATAATTTATATTTACATTTGTAAAATAAAATACAAACACTATGAAAAAAATATTCTTATCACTTTTACTTATTGTAAGTCTATCCTCATTCTCTCAAGATAACCCAAAACCAAAAAACATTGATAAAGGTATCAATGTTTTGTTAGATTCGTTATCCAATGTTTATCGTGTTAAAGTAGGTGCGGTCATTGTTAATGATTACCCAAACTTAAGAACAACAACAATCGTTTATGTTAAAAATGGTGAATTAGTTAAAAAAATTATTAAAACTGAAAAAAATCCACCAAAACGAGATATATTAAGTAAAAATTAAATTGTTTTATTACACAGTGCGGTAACACTATATCCGGTTTTAATTGTATCAGTACCAATTGGTGAATAAACTCTAACAATTGATTCTCCTGATGAACTATTGAAATTTATTTTAATAGGTGCCTCTCCTATTGTATAAATAACAAATTCTTTAACACCTTTATTACAAAGTTTTTGAAGGTCTTTTAAAGCATATTCTACTTCAATTCCACCTCTTTTAAATGTTTTTGATTTGGATGGGTCAACTAAAAGTTGTTCCAATAACTCTTGATAATTATTTGCCGTTATTTTTACAAGTTTATCACCACTAACTGACACATTATTTCTTGAATTTATAAGAGTTAATTGATAAACATATAATGGGACCCATTTAAAATCAACATATTTATGTGGTCTAGTCGTCACATAACCAGTGTCTTGAATCACCTCTTCCCCCTTATTAAGAACAACTAATCTATCGGGAATGGTTCCGGTATCAAAAGTTACAACACCATTACCATATAATTTTTCATTAGTTAATACATAATTAAGACTTGCATCTCCTTGACCCGCCTCAATTTTTACACCAACCCAATTACAAATATCTTTGGAATCTTTATCTTTAACTTCCCCCGTTCCTTTAATATCGAAATTAACAAACTGTTCTTGTTTGTATAATTTAATTTTTTCAGGGTTTTTATTATCACCTTTAGTCTTATCATACGGAGTTTTACCTAATGTAACTTGATTAACATCTGTTGGAACTTGGATAGTTAAAACACCATTCTTGATTAAATCAGGAAATATCTCCTGAAAATATTTTTTAACCGAATTTGCTCTTGCCAATGCCAAACTTCCCTTTGTCTCATATCCTTTAGGATTCGTCACATTTGATTCTCCAGATGTTATATTAACTATAAATGTCTTACCACCATTGTCTTTAATAAATTTTTCAATCTGAGGTTTTAATGCGATAATATCGTTTTTAACGGTTGGGGAATCAATCTGACCAAACCCAAATTTATCTCCAATACTTTGTATTGGGAATTCTGTGTTAATCAACGATTGTTTTGTAGAAACTTGTTCCAGGTTTAAATATTGTCGTTTTGTCGCGCCTTCGTGAAGATTCATTATTCTATTTCTTTCCTCACTAGATATCTCAAATAAATTATTCATATTTTTCTTTTTATATAAATACATTATTATTTATTTAAACTTAATATTTGTGCATAAAAAAAAGGGACATATAGTCCCTTTTTATTAAATATTTTAAGATTTTGATTATCTCAATTCTCTTAAATCGAATGTTCTAACACCATCTACAGTAATTCTTCCGTAAAATCTGTTGTTCACCATTTTTTTCGCGTAACGAGTCATTATACCTTTAATCGGTGTAAAGTTGAATGGGTTGTACATTGTTGGTGTTAATTGTAATGGTACATACGGTGCGTAGATGTATCCTGTGTCTAACAATGATGTTCCTTTGTGTCCAATTAACACTTGGTTAGCTGGGAAGTAAGGGTCACGGTAAACTTGGTAACGTCCTGCTAATGTTCCAACTCTTTCAATACCCATGTTATATTGGTCTTGTTCAGGAGAAGCATTAGATACGTGGAAGTACTCTAAATCATCAAAGATAGCAGAAACCTCAGAAGATACAACAATCCAGTTTGCTCCACCTCTTAAAGTAGATTTGTGGATTTGTGCAGACAATTGGTTAATTGCTGTAATTAATGTTTGGTTCCAATCTTTTTGAGTGTAAGAAGTTACTTGAGAAATTCTTCTCCAACCATTGTAATCCCATCTCAAGTTCCATGCAGCACCTTTACGTAAATCTCTTAAGATTTCACGGTCAATTTCTGCCGCAACTTGCTCAGATAATAAAGCTGTTAATTCAGCTTCAGCATCGATGTTGTGGAAAGCTGCAACGTCTTGAGCTAACTCAGGAGACCATTGTGCTCTTAATTTTCTTTCTGTAACTGATACAGTAACTGAATCTAAATCGAAAGAAACCTCACCGATTTTATCTTCAAATTCTAATTCTTCATAACGTCTGAAAACAGCTTTAAATGAAGTTGTTGCTAATGCTTCAGAAATAGTTGTACCTGTGTAACCATCTAACGATGAAGAATCACAATCAGCACATACTGGACAAGATAAATCAACTTCTAACCAAATACAACCATCAACGTCACATACATTTTTGAATGAACCACCGTTACCAGTAGATGCAAATGTTGTTTGAGTTGTGTTACCATATTTCACAATACCTCTACCATAGATTTGAGTTACAACTCTAAATAATAAAGCTCCTGTAGATACAGCACATGGTGAACTAGCGTCAACTGTTAAACCAGCTCCTGTATAGATAATTAAATCAGATAAGAATGATTCAGTATCCATTTCGTTACCATCAGGTCCGATTAATTTTCCTGCACCTGTGTCAGCAAAACCACACATTTTAATGATAACTTTTCTTGTGTTACCTGAAGCAATTACTGCTGCTCCATCAGTTGTTCCTGAAATAACTGCATCAACTAAAACTCCACCTGTCCATTTTTGGATAGTTGTTGTTGCTGTGATAGCTGACCAACGACCTTTAGAATAATCAAATAATCCTGGTGGGTCTAAACTTGGTTCGTTACCTTCATAGAATAAATCATAAAGATTTTTTTCATATACTGGGTTGTTTGAGCCTGAACCTGCTGTGTAACCTTCACTTGGAGAACCTGGATAATTTCCTGGAGACCCGATTGGTGCGTAGTGCTCACCTGAATACTGACCGTCAATACCGTCTTTGTATCCTTGAATTTTTGGTACAAAATAGAATAATTTACCGATTGGTAAGTTCATTGCTTGTACAGAAACGATATCATTCGCTAATAATTTAGAGAATACTCTTCTTACGATAGGAAATACAACAGTTTCAAATGAACCTGAAGACCCGTCAGAAGTTGCTTCGTTTATTAAGAAAGACGCTTGGTTCTCATATAATTGAGCTACGTTTTCTCTTAAGTGACCTTTAAGACCTTCAAGAAATCCTAATTTGTCCCATTTGTTGATTGTGTCTTCTTTAATAACTTTAAGGTGTTTTAACCCGATGTTACCAACTAGACCTGATTCTAATAATGCTCCCATTTTTTTTGGTTTTTATTAATTTTTATTTATTTTTATTTTAATTTTGACATTAAGTCTTTCATTCTTAAGAACTGTGGATTCTCATATGTTTTAGATTCAATTAGATTAATTGCTGAACCTGTTGAAGGTGCTTTAGCAATTGTTCTTTCTAATGACTCATTCATAGGTTGAGAAGAAGTCCCTGTAAGTTCATCCTTAATGACTTTGTATAAGTTTTTAGATTCTTTAATGTTTTCAACACCGTCAAATCTTCTTAAGATATTTATTTTTTCTTGTTTTGATGTTGAATGTTCTGTAAACAAACGAGTAGCGTAAGCTAAGTTTGAATTAAACACTGCAACCTCATTCAATTTATTTCTAAATACGTTAAGAGCTTTTCTGTATTCTTCATTTTTTTCTCTAAGAACTGTTAACTCAGTTGTATTAGTATTCTCTTTAATTGCGGTATTAAAAGATGAGTGTGCTCTTGGTTTTGGCAAACCACCTTTTCTGAAATTACTTCCATTACCTAATGTGCGAGAAGCCTCTTTTGTTTCAGCTTTTTTAGTTGTGTTAGCAACTTGCTCTTTTGTTTCTGTTTTTTTAACAGTTTTCATTTTACCTTCAAGATTTTCACCATCTTTGTAATCAAATTTTGCTTTTCCTGTACCCATAGTTACATTAGCAGATTTTTTTACAGTTTTGAAACCACCATTTTGATTAGGTTTAGTATCATATTTAAATTTACTAGGATTCCCTAATCCGGTTCCTTTAGGTTTTACAGTCATTTTAGATTCTACTACTGTATCATCATCCATGTCCATATCATCTTGTTCATCTAACTCTGTGTCGTCTTCGTCATCAAAAGAAATTTCATAAACGATTTCTTCATCGTCCATATCTTCTTCTTCGTCAAATTCTGATTCAAAATCTTTGAAGTGTCCATCAACATCTCCAATTTTATGACCATTACGTCTTTTAAAATCGTGTTTGTTTCCTCCAAACGCTTCACCCATTTCTGAATCTTCGTCGTCATTATCAAATACTCTAGATATGATATCTTCGATACCTTCAGAATCATCGTCTTCATCTTCGTCTTCAAATTCGAATTCGTCTTCGTCTTCGTCTTCGTCGTTAAATTGTTCAAACATTTCTTCATCTTCGCTCTCACCAACAATCATGTATTCTTTATTGTTCTCGTTGTCTTTTAAACTGATGTTACCAGAATCATCTTTAGTAACTACAATATTATCCTCAGGTCCCATTAATTGAAATACACGTAAGATTTCTTCATCGTCATCTACGTCAGTAAGGTCTATGGTTTCTTCGTCATCATCCATATCTACATTATCAGTATCCATGTCGTCTTCCATATCTACATCAACATCCATGTCATCCATGTCTGTATCCATATCCATGTCATCCATGTCAACTTCAGTGTCAATCTCTTCTTCTTCTTGTTCTGTAAGAGATTCTTTTACTAGTTCTTTGATTTCTTGCGACATTGTCGAAGCAAGTATTCCTTTTGCATTTTCAGCTA